TGTCAATAGGATTCTGCTGATAGTTTGCTTCTGCAATATCAATACCCATTGTTGCTCTTTTATTTTCATATGACTTTTTTGACAATATTTCAGGACAAAGCATTGTGCCATCTTCCTTAACCGCCTTATAGCATATATGCCTTACTTTTACTCCTATGCTCTTAAAGTGTTCCAATGCCCTACCTGCCAAATCAAGGCTGTGCCATCTTGTCATGACTATTATTGTTTTGCCACCCTCTTCAAGTCTTGACATCATCGTATCTGTAAACCATGTCCAATGATTATCAAGAATATTTGCATTATTTGCTTCAAGTGCCGACTTAATCAAATCATCGATAATCATCAACGTGGCACCAAAACCTGTTGCTGTTCCTGTAGGGGATGTTGCCAAATAATTGTTATAGCCATTTTCAAGTGACCACATATTCATTGCACCATCACCACGTTTTATGGTTACCCCCGGGAACACATCTGAATAAACAGCCTTGCTTTCATCTGCCTTTGCTTCAAGAATCGTATTTCTTACACCTTTGGAAAATGTTGTCGACAATGTTTCATTGTATGAACCTGTCATTATCTTTTGTGTCTGGTCATTTCCTAAAACCCATTCAACAAAATTACCAACTGTTCTGGATTTTCCATGTCTTGGCGGCATATTAACAACCATTACTTCATCATCTGATTTTATAAACTGCTGCAACTCATTACAGAAGTCACGTAAAAAGCCCCTGTCTTCCTTGTAGAAGTCAGGAGCCTTTAATTTGCAATACTGCCAGAAATCTCTTCTTGCTAATTCTATTTTTGCATATAATCTTATTAAATTTTTATTCAGGTTCAAGGTCCTCACCTGCCAATCTAAGCAGCTGTTCAGTACTTAATCCCTCAAAAGGATTATTAACATTTCCTGACACCTCAACCTTATCCTTAAACATTCCCAAATGTCTTCCCAAAAGTTCCAAAGCTTTTACCTTGTCATAGGTTGTCAACTCTATTCCATTCTTGCCCTGCTTAATACCTGAAATTGCCTTAATCTGTCTTCTTGTAAGTTCATCAGTTTCAATAATCTCAACTGCCTGATAATACATCTGATTTCCTTCGCTATCCAATGCTGGGACATACTCACCATCAGGTGTCTTCATCATCACCGGCTTAGTCACAACTTTGGCATATTCAGAACCATTGGCAAAAGCAACTGCTGCAAGCTCCTGAATTACATCATCCTGAGTAACCTCAATTCTTTCCAGTCTATCCTTGATTCTTTCATCTATGTATTCCTTAATCTCTGGAATATTCATAAGACGAGTGGCTGCCGCTGCTGCTGTATTATCATTTTTGACGTGTGGATATGCTTCCTTATACGCCCTTGTTCCATTCAGATCAATTAAATATTCATTTGCAAATATAACTTGTCTGTCAGTCACTGCAACCACTCCTTTCTGATTTATTCAAATTGTGTAAACTTATTACGCTTTTTTATTAATGCATAAAAAAGCACCCTAATAAGGATGCTCTTTCATTCTTCGATGACTCTATAAATACTTAATTTCGGAGGAGGAACTTTAGTTCCCTTTGGGTATTTATCATATTATAACAATATCATATGTTCAATGTGAACTTCTATGAACACTTTAAAAATTTTTCAATTTCTAATAATGCTCTTCCATGTAATTTCAAAATCCATCTGTAACTGTAATCTAATTCACATGCTATCACTTCCCATGTCTTAGACTGGCAATACCTTTTATATAATATTTCCCTATGGTCTGTATTTTTTAACTTTGAAATCGTTGTCATAATCTCTGCTCTAATCTCAACTAACTTACGAACCTCTGTATTCCACTCTTCTATTCTTTCCTCGATTGTGCAAATTGTATCTGCCATCTTGTCCTGCGATGTAGAAGATATAACCCTTTCGCCCTGACTTATTGCACTTGTACTTGTTACCAGTTCCTGCAATGTCTGTATTTCTTCTTGAAGTCTCTTTATTCTATGTTCTGCTCTGCTTACCTGGAGCAAATACTCTTTAGCTTTGTTTGTTTCTGCCACGTTATCCATCCTTTCTGTTTTTGAATATAAAAAAAACAACCACCGAATATTGGTAGTTGGTTTTTTATTTTATTATTATTCTTTTTCAAAACGATACTCGAAGATTGTTTTTAATATATTTGAAAAACTAGATGCAGTTTCTAATATCGCCAACAACCCAACAATCAACGTTGCCATTGATGTTTTGTCAGGATTAAAAAACATTATAATTACCAATGTCGCCATCGAAACAACAAATTTAAGAAGATCAATAAAAGATAGTGCTATATTTGCAGATGACAGCTTTCCTTTTTTAAAAATAATAAACGCAACAATTAACACAACAATTGCTGCAAAAAAACCAATTCCTACGTAAAATCCATTACATAACTTACTTGGCAAGACATTTTCATTGAATAAATCCATATTCTTGTTCTCCTTTTTTTATTTTATTATATCACATCATTTTTTACACAAAGGATTTTTGCATAAATTATTCCAACTACCAATATTCAATTATCAATGTTCAAGCCTCAATTAATTGTATGTACCTAATCCTCGTCCCAGCTTCTTGCGTCTCTTTCCCTTCTCCTGTCGTCTTTTGAGCTCATAATACATAGTGAATATACTGCTGCTATCACTATGATTACTATTGCTATAATTAATATCTTAATCATTCGTTCCACCTACCTTTACTATATTTATTGCACCTTTATAAGCCCACTTTGCTCCTATACCTGTAAGCGAATCTGTTGTATCTAATACACGATTCTCCAACTCTTCCACTACCTTATCCACATCATAAGCTGTAGGTATTCTATTAATTTCATCAATAACACACTGACCCAGATCATTGTCTTGTATTATTCCAGTTTCTTTAAGTATATTAATTACTTCATCTGCATCTATTAATCGCATTTCTTTCCTCCACATAAAAAAACTACCAACCAAATACTGGCTGATAGTTTTCTCAATTACTTATTCTGTTCAATAAACTCGTTCATCATTCTTGTGAGCTGGCTTGCCTTACTTACTCCTAGCTTGTCGCAGGTTTCTGCAAATGCATCTGCCACGTCCTTTTTTAACTTGTATGTCTTTGCAACATACCCAGCTTTGGCATTCCACTTCTGGGATGCAATCGTCTGACTATTTGGCTCTCCCTTAGGCATCTTATTGTTCTCCTTTACCTATTTTCTTCAATAAATTGTTGCATTAACTTTGTCAATTCAGGACCCTGAGATAAATGCAATTCCTTGCATACCTTTTTAAATTCTTCTGCAACAGCTGTATTGACTTTGTATGTCTTTGCTGACACTCCTGCTTTCATATCCCATTTGTCCTGTGGTCTAGTTTTCTTTTCGTCCATTTATAATCCTCCATAATTGCGGTATCGTCTCAATTAGCATATATAATGATGCACATATTACAAATACGCATCCTACTATAGACCATTCCGTTGCTAAAGCTAATATGATGGTAAACATAAAAAATGCTGTAGAAAAGTTAAACTTCTTCATTTTATTTTCTTTCCCAATGTGCTAATATACTTGTAAGAGATTGGGAGATTTCTCTCCCTTTCTCCTATGTAAGAGCCTTTATGAGTTCGGCGATTGATGTAATCAATGCTGCTATTGCTATTAACGACTTGATTACCAAATCCCATATCTTAAGGCTCTTTTTGTCTTTTCTCTTGCCCATTGGTTTTACCTCCTTCATTTGATATATTTATTATATTATACGTGTACGTATATGTCAATACTTTTACCAAACAAATTAAGTTTTTTTGAAATTTATCAGCCAATATTCAGTTTTCAATGTACATTTTGTTTCTTAACATTTCTTAACATCTATTCATTCTGCCTTATGAATGTATCAATACCACATTCTTCTTTTAAAATTGCTATCTGATCATCCCAGCAGCTCCAATCAGGATTCATAATACATTCTGTTTTATTGTTGAATATTTCTCTAAACTCTAACAGTCTTTTTTTACCAAATCCAAATCCGTCCCTTAAAGATACCATTGCCAGGATTCCCACACTGTCTACTGTCTGATTTTTCATTCCATCACACCATTCTTCAACATCTTTTTCTTTAATAGCAACTGGAAGTTTTGTAATGTTTCTTAATCGTAATTCCTTTTCCAGTCCATCAATTCCTCTTTCTTTAGCAATCTTAAAGGCATAAGCCATTCCTTCACGCCTTGCCTGCTCTTCTTTATTCATCCTTGCCATTTAAGTCTCCCTTCACTATCAAACACATCATATATATCCATCTGCCCTTCAAGTTCCTTTTCTTCCTGCATTGGTGGTAAATCATAGTTTTCCGGCACTTCTACTGTAATCTCTATAGCTTCAAATGAATCTGAATTAGTCGGATGCCAATGTTTTCTGGTCATCTGCCATGCATATACTTCCATTTTTAATATTTTCTTTGGAATGTTCTTTAATATAACATCGTGGTATACATGGTCATTTTCAAATCTGTTTATCTTTTCTGCTATAAACTCAACTTTATAATCCTGATGTGCTTCATGTTCGCGCAGTTTCGCATCTCTCCATGCTCCATCTCCTATGTAATATTTGGCTTTAAGTCTGCCGTTTGACCTAACCTCAACTTCTATTTCAGCAATGCAGAAATTTAATTCCACCAATTCTTTTATTGTCATTCATGTATTCCTCCACATAAAAAAAGTCTTATTTTTAAGCATTAACATTTTTTCTCTTTTAGTTCTTTTTTTCTTTTACTTTTAGCACTGCTTAACTTAGCCATGAGAATGCCTGTTTCCGTTAATTCATTTAAGTTGTTCAATCCGTTACGGTTAAGGTATAGCAGCTCAGACCGGGTTACACATTTTAAATTGTCAATATCGCAATTCAGCTTGTTTCCGTCAAGGAATATTATTGTTGAACCTTCCGGTATCTTACCGTTATTCGCTTCATAGACAATTCTCTGTTTTAGTTTCCACTTATTTGTCTCCTGTACCTTAACCTCTATGTAACCGTCTTTTGATATTCTCTCACTTCCTACAGGTCTGTGACCTGCCGGAATGTTTCCCTTTGAAAACATTGTTTTCTTTGCTTTTTCATATTGCTCAGGTGTCATTTTTCTGCCTTTATTAAATGGCACACATCCCTTTTTAAATCGTCCGTCTAATCCTGAATTTAATTTGTAATTAGCCTTATAAGATTTCATCATTCCTACGGTTACCCTGGTGTTGAATTTTCTATTAAACAGATTCGCCAGTTCCTGGTTGTATCTGCCTAAATAATTTTCCAAAATGAATTTTTTCATTTCATCTGTATATTTCATTACCGGTTCTCCATTTCGTCAAAACAATTTTAAAGATTTTTCACGATATGCTTTAGCTCTTTGCTTTCTTCAGTTATTCTTATTTGTAATTCCAAGCAAAGGAATTTCAACTTCTTCTCCACTGCCATATTCATCAAAATGTTTCTTTGCCTGTAGAGCCAAATTGCCATTATCTATAATCGTTTTTGCAATCTTGTTTACCGATTCACTTCTTTTAATTTCTTTTTCAAGTTCCTCTTCTGACAATTCATCATCATTTATTCTTTCTATTGCTTCAAACAGATAATTATTTAAATCAGCTAATGTATTCTTCATATGTTCACTTCCTTATCCAAACTTATCCAATCTCTTCCAATCTCTTCTGTAACTGCTCTCTCTCAAGCGTAATTGCCCTTACTTCTTCCCTCTGTTCATCTGTCATATAATCAGCACTAATTAGAAACATCTCCCTTCCGTCTATCTGTCTGATTCTGTATTCAATCTGTTCTTTTGTCATTTTGTTTATATCCATATCTATCTCCTCATTAATAATTTACGTTCAAGTGATTCCATATCATCTTTGCTATAATTTCGTTCAGTAAAGTTTGCTTTGCTCTGCTCCGGCTTCTTTTTGTCTGACTTATAAAAATTCATCCATCCTTTTGATGTTGCTTCTTTAACAATCTCTACAAGATCATCATCACTACAGCCTTTATCTTTAAAAGTATTAAGCTGCTCAATGAGATTAACAATCTTGCTTCCCGGTACTGATGCAGACCTTTCTCTCATGGCGAGATATGCTGCAAATGCATCATTCACTTTTTCTGAATCGAAATACATTATTTTGTTTTCTTTACTTTTGTTTACTTTTATTTTCTTTTGTTGCATATCTGTTGCACTATCTCTGTTTTCTGTTACATTAATGTTCGTTTCTGTTACAGAAACCCCTTTTATGGGTTCATTTAATAAGGGTTGACCATTTTCATCAATCAACCTATATTTTTCTTTCTGGACTTTGTTCCTAACAGTCACTGTATCATAGCGTCGCTGAACTCCAACAGAGGTTACAACTCCTTGCATCAGGAGGTCATAATCGAATAGACCTATATCCGCACAAGAGAGAATAACTTGTAACACAAAGTCTTTTTTATTAATCCATCTATTTCCGATTGTCTTGATGATTTTAACCGGCAGATTCTTCTTAAGCTGTTCAAAATTCTTAAATTCAAGAAAGTAACCTTCGCGATAAATCATCGAAATGACTACGTCGTAAATAGTCTGACCTAATGGACCATATTCGTTCATCAGGTCCATGATTTTGAAATCTTCGTAATAATCAACATCTTTGGGGAAATAGCTAAGTCCTTTTTTTATTGGTCTTGCCATGTTCACTCCTTATTCTGTATTGCTTACAGTTACAATAACGTGTGGATTTTCTCCTTCTCTTGTGTACCTTTTTCTTAAAATCATGTCACAAATCTGTGTATCATCTCCGTAAGCTACTTTATTTAATGCATCACATACAACCTTTGCAATATTATCTATATCAGGTTTCTTACAAGGTCTTTCTAACCCTTCCTGCATTAATTTTACTTTCTTTTTACTTGTACTTTTGGGAATCTCATACACCGCCGTTACAGCCATTGTCAAAGGCTCTTTATCAAAATAGCCTTTAAAATCTTCATCTTCTGCGACTTCGGTATAGTTTGTCTTTATCAGATTCTCATATAGAACTGTTCCATCCGGTGTGATACTTTGCATTCTTCCTAATTTTGAATTGTAAAATGTTCTTGCCCTGGCTTTTCCTTTTGGCGGTCCGGGAATTACAAATGTTATGCCCACCTTGTCTCCTTTCTGCCTGCCACCTTATGTAGCAGGCTAATTACATAAACATAGTTAATTAATTTCGTGATATATATTTGTTATCAGATATGTATGTTGGCATATCAATTAATAGTTACCAATTCTTAAGCATCTGCCTTGTAGCCTTTAGGCTCCAACCAATACTTTTCAATCTTGCTGTTTCCTGTTTAGCATAAGCTTCAACAAGATGTCTTTCTTCCGGAAGTGGTCTGAAATAACCTTTGCCATCCTGCATGTTAAGAATTACGGTATCTCTTCTTGCATCCGCTATCATATCTCTTATTGTTCTGTCATCGATTCCCGTTCTGCTTCTTAGCTGTGCTCTGGTTACTGCATTCTCCCTTCCGAATGGAATATAATCCACTATATCCATAGGCTTGTCCTCCTATTGGAAGAATGACTGTTGCACTGCCTGAGCTGTTGTCTGTGTCTGTGGCTGTGACTCTGCTTCCACCTGAACATCTGCAACTTCTTCATTTTCCACATTCTGAACTTCTTCTGCAGAGCCTTCAACAATCATTCCATCATCCATTTCAACATAATCTTTAGTTCCATCCGAATTGATAACTGCCATGTCACTATCAAGTGCTGTCTGCATATCAATACTCATTACACCCCATTTGCTAATAAGCTGTCTAAGCATTGTCTTATATGCCATACCGTCAAAATCTTTATACCAGAAGCTACTGTATTTCCACATATCGCTTTCAGGAACTTTCCCTGCTTCATAATCAGCATAAGATACCTTTGGATATCTTCCGCCTGTTGCGTTTAAACTAAATGCCTGACTATATTTGTCAGCATGAGCAAGCATCCTTTCCTTTGACCAGTACATTGCCTTTTTGAATCCGTTTGTATATTCAAACATCGCATAATATCCTATTGTTTTTGCCTTTTCTCTTTCTGATTCATCAGCAATTAACTTAACTTCTATTTCTTCATCCAAAGGATTAAAATTAATTAGTTCACCTTCTTTGATTGCAAGTACATTTAGTTTCTTATACTGTCCTGATCTGATTGCAAGCTGAATATATCCTTTATATCCAAGCTGGAACTGTGCAACTTTAATTCCTTCTTTGTTATTCTTAAAAGGAACCATATAATACTGTCCTAACTGTGGACTTGGCGAAAGCTTAAGGCTCTCTCCTAAAAGTGCTGAACTTAATATCGATGCGTTTGTACATTCCTGTAATGTAGAATTTGCATTAACTGCACTTATAATTGATGAAATAAAACGTGGTCCATTCTTTCCACCAATAATACTATTAATCTGATTCTTAACCGCATCATTGGAAAGATATGCTGTTAATGTTGTTTTCTGCTGACTTTTTGCTAAATTATTTGATACTGCCATTTACTTTTCCTCCTTACTTTACTGGTCCAAATTCTATGTTGTTGCTCTTTAAATAGTTCTTCAATCCCTCAAGCTGTGCTGCTGTTGCCTTTACTCTAAAATCAAGAGTGATAAGTTGCTCTGTAACTTTTTCTACCGCATTAACTGTTTTTGCAGCTGCAATTTCTGCATTTTCATTTGTCTGTTCTTTTCCGGCACTTGCCACTCTTTCAGCTTCTGCTCTTTCTCTTTCTTTACGCTCTTCTATTTCTGCCTGTCTCTTTGCCTCATATTCAGCTTTTCTTCTTGCATTTTCCTCAAATTTCTGTTTTACAGTCAAAGCATCTGTCATACTGAAGTTTTTAAGATATGCTTCTTTCATTTCAAACTGGTATTCACCATCATCATTGTTAATAATGTCTAACTCACTTGTTACTCTTTCAAGTAACTCTGTCATTTCCGCTTTTATGCTTTTAAGGGTTGTTGTCGCGTTAAGATATGTAGGCTTAAATACTCTGTCCCATGTTAAAATTGATAACAAATCACTATCGCCAAATATTCCATCGTAAATTTCCTGAACCTTTACGAGTTTTTCATCTCTCTTTTTCTGCTCATAAGCCTTTACCTGACTGTCAATGTTGTTGTTTGCTTCTCCAATGATTCCAATTAGTTCCTTTACCTGACCTTCAAACTCTGTATATGGTTCAAGCATCATCTTTTTAACATCTTTTCTCTTTGCGTCTAAGACCTTGATAAATTTGTTAAGATTTGCCCTGTCCGACTTTGCCTCTTTAATGTTTTCATCAGTGTATACAAGATTTTTGTAATCATTTGCTCTTGTTGTTATTTCCTGCTTTAATTCCTCATAATTCCAATCTATCTTTTTGATTGCATTTTCATCTGTTGGATTATAAATCTGTAATTCCATGTTTTCCTATTCCTTTCTGTTTAAAATTCTGGCATTATTAATGCCGGTCTTGTTTTTGTTTTGACTTTATTAATAAATTCCTGCTCTTTTTTATAAAGAAAGTTAATATCTTCCTCAACTTCACTTCGTTCAATGTGATAATCTTTAGTAATAAGCCTTATCTCACCATTCCATAGGCTTTTTATTTGTGCTCTTAAAACAACAAATTGATATTCTGTTACCATAAGGTAATGTAGAACCTGTATGTAATAATTATCCGGGATATGTTCCCCGTCCCACTTTTCTTTATGGATTGAACTAAACAGCTCTGTTGTTTTGCATTCAAAGATTCCTTTTCTTCCAGATTCAAGCTCTGTCAATTCTCCATCAAGCGATGCATGCGCAAATGGATATTTATCATTAAGAAGCATGTTGTCACCGAAGTATTCAACCTTATATTCCGGATGGTCTAATGCAAATATTGCTCTTATGTGTTCTTCTGCCTTGCTTCCATATATGACATATGGTCTGTCCGATATATCTATTGGAACTCTAAGACCTACCATTTCCTCCCAAAACTCTTCATTAGTCTTGTATGGATTAAGTCCCAATACTGCCGCAGCATCTGAACCACCTATTTTTCCTTTTCGTGCATTGAGCCATTCAGCTTTAGTTGCATATTGAACTCTTCTTATATGGATATGTTCATTTTGTTCCAATGAGCAATCGCATTTTTCTCCAGGGTCTAACGTTGCTCCGCAGTTAGGACATTCGTTGTAATACATATCCTGCACCTACTTTCTGCAACGCAGCCACACATCAAATGCAAATAGTCCATATATGATAATTGCTCCAATTGTTATAATTGCTGCTATCTTATTTACATTTCCAATAGCAATCCATTTGTTATTGCTTAATACTGCACATATTAAAACTGCAATCACAACATCCTTAACCAAATGTAGGTCCCATGCAATATCTTCTAATTTGGACTTTTTAGCCTTTTGACTATTTTCTTTAATTGGTATAAAATAAAACTGTAATATTAATTTTAGAGTGCCTATTGGAACTTCCACTTCCACGGGCATTCTTTTTTCTTGTACGTCTATCAACTTTTTATAATCTCCTTTTCGTAGCCTAACTGATCAGCCGTCTGCTGGTTCAGCTTCTCAGTCATTTTCTTTTTCTCCTGTTCTGTCAAATTATCCCATTCATATTGATTTCCCTGATAATTAACAAAAATTAATACTTTCAAATTTTCATCACTCCTAACTTTCTGTTTTATCTTATGCTTTGCCTTACTTGTCTGTTGCCTGATTCTCTCTTTCTTCTATAATGTAATTACAGGTGTTACCGCACCGAGTAAATGAGGAAAGGAGTTTTCTATGAATAAAGATACTCTTTGTCATGAAATAGCATTAGAAGCAGCTAAGGCTTTTTGCTCATCTAATCTACCTGAATACATAAACTCATCTGGCGAAGATGGTTATGTTGAAGATATGATGAAGCATTATTTCCATTCTTTAGAAATTGCTAAAAAATGTTATGATAATAATTACAAAAAACATTCTAGTATTGATGTTTTAAAGTAATTTAAGTTCACTAACATATGGCACAATAGTTTCTATATCTTGTGCTATTTCAACTGCTCTGTTTGTAGACATATATTTTCTTGAAGCTATCAAAAGAATAATTTCTGCAAGCAGAGCATAATCATCTTCATCTGATTTTAATTTTCCTTCATGTTCAAGCATATTAATTGCTCGTCCAATTCTTTTTCTTGTTACTTTTCCTTCTTTCATCCAATCTCCTCCTTACAAATTCCATAATGCCTGAATAATTAATGCGTTAACTGTTAAGCCTCTTTTTTTAGCCAACTCCTTGAGTTTCGCGTGTAGCTCTGTTGGGATTCTTATAGTTGTCTGTATCATTCCTTTGCTCCTTTCGTTTTGATATTAAAATGATACGACTTAATTCGAGGTTTCCCTTGTGCTATAAGCACGAGGTTTGTCAACCTTTTTCGACTAATACTTTCCATTAGTTTGTGAACATTCCGTTTAAATGATATTTTTTTATATTCTTAAAATCTTCAACCTCTCTTTCAACTCTACCGATGACGTTCGACATCTGTCTCATTACATCAACAACAAATTGTTGCATGTTTTTATCCTTATGAATTTGAAGTTTTAGAAAATTAAATATTTCCGGGTTTATGTTTAACCCTGTTTGGTATCTTGCCAAGAAACCCGGCATTACCATTGTTAACACATAAAACAAATATTCTTTATTGATATCTTTCGGCATGATTACCGCAAATTTGCTTTCA